GATTTTCCCATACTCTTTCGGCTCAAAGTGTCCATGAAGATGCGCCACTTGTTCTCCCGTCCGGTGATCTATAACATCGGCAGAGTCAAAATCTCCTTGGTCTAAGCCTTCCGAAACGTCGCAAGAAATAATGTATGGAACTCCTACCTGGGATTCCCGCCAAACGCGAAGCTCGCCATCCTCCTTCGCATACCATTGCCCTGTCGAGACCATACAGGAGTACCGGACCTTCGGCGGCTTGCAGGCCTTCTTCAGTATCATGAGCTGTTCGTTGTCGAATGAAGGGAGACCGGTGGAGAGGAAGGCACTCTCCGGAGTCGAAGGATGCGCCTCCTCGAAAAGTGCCTTGTTGCCCTTGAACTCGTTGGCGATGGTGAACCGGCGCCAGTACATCTGGTGATTGTCGAGATTGAAGAGCTTCTTGATTTTCTCTTCGTCTTCGGTCAGGACGTAATCAGAAGGCGGATTCTTGCGATTCAATTCAAAAATGAACCAGGGGAAGAATATCGCGGTGTCCTCGTTGTCCGCTTCCGCCTCCTCGTTGATCGACTCTTCCAGACAGGGTGAGCCATCATCATTGAGGCGCGACACGAAATAGCGATACCGGCAGCTCCAAAACCGGGAATACATCTCGCCGCCGACACCCATGGCCGTACCCTCAAGGATTACTTCGGTGTCAGGCTCTGGCGGGACGCAGGGGAGAATGGCCTTCATAAGACCTTCGGCGTTTTCTCGTGGAAATTTGAAGCAGTCCGACAGGTGCAGGCGGTGAATAGCCTGACCGGAACCGACGTCATCCTTTCCACCGGTGGCAACACGGAAAGCCGAATCAAGGCCAGTCCCCTGCGGGTTGTTGAACTCCAGAAGGCGGGCATTGTTGGCAAGAACTTCCGGCCGCTCTTTGGCCGGGATATTGTTGTGAAACCGTTTGACCATTTTGAAAATGAATTCAGTAGCTTGCGGTTCGTGCGTAAGCTGCATTGCGTATGTCGCAGGGGTTGACGAAACGTGCTGATATGTTTCTGCAGAGACGAGAGTTGAGATTCCCTGACGACGACCTTTGAGGAGAACGATGCGAACGAGCCGACCCTTGGCGCGAATCCGTTTCTTGATATCGATGTAGAGTCGCTGCGGCCCGTTCAGAACGAAAGGTTTGATCCCGCCACCTTCCCTCGGTTGCACCTTCAGTTTCGTCCGAGCGTAAAGTTCAAAATCAAGTTGAAGCTGAAGATCCGTTAGTATCTCACATAGTTCGTCTTCCGACATTGTTTGGAGCTTTGAGTCTATATCGGTCATAGGTGCGCCCATCTTCTGCGAAGTTTCACTTTATAAACCGTTGACTTAGTTACTCCGTATTCATCGGCTATGGCACTTATCGACCGAGTATTTGATTTGATGGCTAAAACCTGTTCTTCTGATAACTTGATATTTCCCTTTCTGCGCCCTTTAGCGTCCATGTCTTTATGATTATCTAGTACAGACCCTAGAAATAAATGATTTGGATTTACACATGCACGATTATCGCATTTGTGGAGAACGCAAGTTCCTTCTGGTATTAGACCTCTATGTATTTCCCACGATACCCGTGATGCCCTTCTGTTTTTATGTTTGACGCTTATTAACGCGTAACCTGCTGAAAAATACGTGCCTTCCCATAACCAACAACCCGATGTCGGTTCGGCTATGAATTTTGATTCAAATCGTTTCACCATCTGCGCATGAGATTCTCTCACTTCAACGCTCCTTTATTCTGACTGTTTTCTTGACTCCAAAAGCTGTTGAATCTTGAGCATTGCTTCTTGAGGGTTCGCTTTGATTTCGGCGATGATCGCTATCTTCTGCTCGTACTTGAATTCCTCGATGGTGACTTTCTTCTCGGGCATGAGCTGTTGCGCTTCGGCGGCGAACTGTGCGGCTGCCATCCTTGTGCGGTGATCAGGGTACATCTTGGTCACATCCTTGGTGACGAGCTTGCCTGTGGCGTCCATTGTCGTCTCGCGTCCCCGGAAAGGAGTCTCAGCCTTGAGCGCATCACCGGTCGCCTGTGCTATTTCCTCCATACCGGCACCCTTCAGCTTCAGGAGTCGCTGGAAATACTCATTCTTGCTCGTCAGGTCGCGCACTCGGTCAAGAGTTCTTGAGACGGTTGCCGTGATAGTGCCATCCTTGCCGACGAGTCCTGCTGCTTTTCCTTTATCCAACATAGACGCCCCCGGCATGGCGAGATTCGCGCGAACTATATTGATGTCCCTTTTTGAGAAACCCTTCTCTTCCTGCCGCTGCTCCCGCGACTTCAGAGACTTGTTCTTGCGGCGTTTCTTCTTGACGGGCTGCTCGATGGTAGTGCCGAAGATGTCTGCGGGGTCGTCAATCATTTGCCGTTCCACGCTGTATTGGATAGCTCGGTGACTATTTCATACCCATCTTTCCAGCCGAACATGAGCGCCCAAATTGGCAAGCAAATCAGCCATAGCACGGGCATGAACCACCATGAAATCAGTACTCGCAGCAAAATAATTCTCTGCATCGTAATTGTCATATCCGTCTCCAAGGGGTTCTTACCCGACCAACTCGAAATAATCAGCTGCTGCTTCTCGTAAATGATCCAATATCATTGACAACCCGCTTGAGCATGGCGCTGGATTACATCTTCGCATCACAAACGGCCATGGCAAAATCTCGTCAAGTAGCTTTTCTTGCGTCATGCGACACCTCCGGTCACGTTTGCAATACTCCGTCAATATATATGGCAAAACCTGTACTCCGCATAGCTTTCTTCGCCCATTTCGCCTGAATTCTTCGCCTTTTGCTGCGTGGCGGCGGAGTATAATTGCCAAAGAGAATGTATCTCTCGACCTTAGGCCTCGTTGCCTCGTCTTCCTTCAGTTGTTCCATCAGCTCGCCCATCTTTTCGATGAAAGCAAGAACATTGTCTTTGGTGAGCGGTTCACTCATACTCCGAACTCCATCTCGATTTCTCTTATGAGCGCATTACGTTGAGCGTTAAATGTCCTTGTACTCTTGGCTGCGCGAATCTTCTCTATACATTCCCTTGCAGTTGCCTGCTTGATACCGGCGACATTAATAAGAGCATCCTTGGCGAATTTGTACTCGGACAGCATGGCGTTTGCCCTGCGCTCATCATCGAGTTCCCTACTGAGCTGCCTGGCTCTCTTCTGCCACTCGTCTACTTGTCCTCTCAGGTAGTCATTGAGGCAGACTACGCAATCGCAAGAATCGTCATGAATTGTTTTACTCATGGAGTTCTCCAATCCTTCAGGCTTCCAATGACAAGCGAAACCTCGTAAGGTTTTCGTTTCTGTTCGCCATCCAGGGAAATTACATCCACGCCAAGACCAGTATTGATATCGAGAGTGCTGGCAATCGCTACAGCTTCAGCAGCAGATGCACCGTGAGCCATTGCGCCAAGAGCGTAATCCGCCCCGGAGCCTGCCGCCCAGAAGGGGAGTTCGACAGGGTGTGCGAAACAGCCAAGGTTGAATTGATGAATGATACCGTTTTCCACGATAATTGCGGAGAACCCTTCAGTCTTAAAAGTCGGCTTTGAGTCAGAAGATCTGCCAGCAAGAACCCATTCCGTGAATGCCACAGCATTGTCTTTGTCGCCAGCCACCCCGACCAGGAGACCTTCGTGAATGAAGACTTTCGTAGTTGGCGCTGGAGTTGAGCCCCATGCACAGAGTTTGTCGCCGGCCATAATTCCGTTTTTCACTGCGAGGGTCGTCATGACTCCATCCTTTGAGTGAGTGCCTTACCTGCGGCAACTTTCTCAGCCTTGCTATGCCGCGAGCAAACTTCGCGGACGGCCTTCTTGATTTTCCAGAGAGGTATCGTGCCACGCTTGGCTGGAGATAGAACTTTTCGCTGTTTCAATGCAATGTCTCCTTCTGCATCAGCAGTGCGCGAAGTTCCTCACCGAACAGCGCCGTGATGAATTGCGAGGTGTCCTTGTACGCTTTGACCGCTCCGTTGCGCCAGGCGTTTTCGAGCTCCTGTTTCTTCATGATCTCATGCGGGTGCTTCTTGGCGAGATTCGACTTCTGCAGTCGGTCGAGTTGCTGAAGGAGAAAGACAATTCGCTGCTCAAGAGGCAGGGCCTTGATTGCGTCGAACGGATTTACAGCATCTTCTTTTTCTTCGATTCTGTCCATGTATGGTCTCCATTGGAAATTTATTGTGCTGTGTCATTATTGACGCTTCTTCCTTCACTGGTCGCCATTGCAACAGCGCACCTCCAGAAGCTCTACTCCGCGCACCGCAGATGGTATTTCAAATTGTCGTTCGCCAAGGCAAACCGCTTGATGTTGTTTGCCGCCAGGATATCCCGGTCGTGAGTTTGCCCGCATGTTGCACAAGTCCATTTACGATCACTCAGTTTCAGCCGGATATTCACCACGCCGCAAGAGCATGTTTTACTGCTCGGTTCAAACCTGCCGATTTTTAGGAGGTTCACGCCGTTCCACTCTGACTTGTACTCAAGTTGCCGGTAAAATTCGCTCCAAGAAACATCCGATATTGCCTGAGCAAGGCAGTGATTCTTCAGCATCCCCGCAATATTCAAACTTTCCACGGCCAGGCTGTCAGCTTGGTTTTCGCTTATCAGTCGGTGAGTCAGTTTGTGCAGGAAGTCGTTCCTTTGATTCGCTATCTTTTCATGCAACAGCGCAACCTTCATAACCGCTTTCTTCCTGTTTGCGCTTCCTCTTTTCTTCTTGCTTGCCCGTCGCTGCAACACCTTCAACCGAACAAGCTCTTTCCGCAAATGCCGAGGGTTCTCAACTTTTTCCCCGGTTGACAGCGTGCAAAAGTCCTTGATCCCTACGTCAATGCCGATGGTGGTTTCAAGCGTAACCGGCCTTTTCTCTGGCACGGTGTCCGGCGTTTCCACCAGAACCGAAACAAAATATTTACCGGTGGTTGTTTTGCAGACGGTGAAGGTTTTTGTTTCACCCTCAAACCGGCGAGAGACTTTGCACCTGATCCCCTCTTGGAACTTCGGAATAATCAGTTTGCTGCCTTCAAAGTCGATCTGCCCACGTTGTGGCACTTGGAAGGATTGGCGGTGGTCTTTCTTTTTGAATCTGGGGAATTTCATCTTATGCTTGAAGAAGTTCAGAAATGCCCGATCAAGATTGAGCAGTGATGCTTGGAGGGACTGCGCGTTGACTTCCGACAACCACGGCTTGTCAATCCTCTTCATTTCCGGCAGTTGTTCTTGGAGTTGATACCTGGTCAACGATGTTCCAGTTTCCTGATAAGAGCGCGTCTTTTCAGCTAATGCCCAGTTGTAAATCATGCGAGCAGAGCCGAAATGCTTATTCAGCAGAATTGCTTGCGCCTTGTTCGGAAACAGGCGGTATCGGTAACTTTTCCTGAGCATGATTGGGAGTATATTTGTTGTTTATCTAAAAGACAAGAAAAATATACAGCGATTTATTATTCAGCATTGTCAAGCAGAATCCTCCCTGTCTCTCTCTGATACCGCTCCTTGTTCCTGACGATGATCAGTTCATAGTCAACGTGATACTTTGCTGCGAACGAATCGCGCCCAATCTGATGCAACTCTTCATGATGCCCACCAGAACACATCGGGATAGCCCGGTAATCAGAACATTTTAAGCCCCGTGAACCGTGACCTCTTTCCGGTTGATGATGATGCGTAGACTGGCGCCGGCAACCTCGAACGATGCAGGGCTGAGAGTCGATCCATTTCAGGAAGTGCTTATCGCGGGGGGTCTTTGATTTCGGGAACATCGAAAATTTCCTCATAACCATCGGATAGACGCCGACTCCGCTTCGCTACGCGGGTCATCCTCTATCTGTTATGCCCAAACTCTCTTGAATCCGCTACCCCGCAGATAGGTCTTTGCATTCTTATCATAGACCGTATTTCCAGGGGCCAGGACAATGTAATCCTGAATATCACGCGATGCTTGAGGACTTGATACCCCGAAATAGTCCATGATCGCGCTACGATTCAATGTCCCGTACTGGTGCAGCAGAAAATCAATAAATCTGAGCCGCTGTTCAACTGCGTATTTGAGTTCCAATCTTTTCCCCTTTGCCCACCGAAGGGCATAACCACGGGCTAGACCATATAAAACAACGGTCAGCCCTTAACCGTTATACAGAAACCGCCATTACCCGCGATACACTTTTAGGACACCATGAACAACCTGCAGAAGTCTTCACACCCTGACCATTAAGAATCGCAGAAGCTGCAGTCAGATTCCCACCGAGATCCAGAGCGTTCTTCACCGTCAAGTAGACCGACGAGGCAAAGGTACGAGCAGCAGCTTTCTTCGACTTTACTGAGGCTTCGCGCGCTTTTGTGAGATCGGCACCTTTGTACCCACCGAGTTTGACGCCACGAGCTTTAGCAGCCGCAAGACCAGCCTTCACCCTGGCGCCAATTCTCCTTCCCTCGAATTCAGCGAAGTTCGCCATGCCGATCAGGATCATCCGTCCCTCATCTGATTTCGGGTTGATATCGGAGAACTCAGCAAAGCGAATCTCGACACCATAATCGTCAAGGATTTCGAGAAAGAATCTCACATCACGCGCAAGGCGGTCGATCTTACCGACGATCAGTGTCGCGCCAGTTTTCTTGCATTCAGCGAGAGCCTTCGTCAATTCAGGCCGTCCCTTGGCAGATTTACGCCCTGACTCGACCTCGACAAATTCGCAAACAGGGTCTCCGAAGCGAGAGATTGCGAGACGTTGCGCGTCTATTCCGTAACCGGTTGCGCCTTGACGGTCGGTTGAGACTCTAAGATATGAAATAAAGGTCATGGCTGTCTCCTAGAAATTGCTTCAGCCCTTTGAATCCGCTCTCCGATCCACCTCATCACGCTCGTACACATTGAATTGCCGAGCGCCTTGTATCTCGGCCCGTCAGGGGTGGGCTTACCCTTCAGTTTGATGTCGGTGTAGCCAACTGGAAATCCCTGCAAAATTTCACAGCACTCTGGGGTCAATCGTCTAACCTGCATAATGGGAGATGCTGATTTCGCTTGGTTAGTAATGGGTCGCCCCATTTTTTGAATCTTTGATAGTGTTTCTCGCAGAACCCCAAACCCTTCTGAGGCTTCCCACAAATTGAGCAGATGCCTCTCTTCTTGTGGCCCAGCATGTGACAGCTCCGACAGATACGTTCCAAGTTCAATGGATCGTTGTTCAGATGGTTGCCATCCAAATGATGCACATCCAGAGCATCCGGCTTCCCGCACCGAATGCACGAACCCGCTTCCACGATCTTCCTTGCGTGATAATGCGCAGTAGACCATCCAACATCTTGAGAATGTCGGGAGTCGAATGTCTGTCCCATGCAAGTCCGATTGCAGAATTTTCTGCGTTTGAAGTGTATTAAGTACTCCAAGTCCCCATTGGGCAAACGCTTTCTCTCCAATTTCGTCTCGCAGTTCTCGCAGTAGCGTAATGGGGTTTCTTTCCTGTGTGCAGGCATTGTACTCTCCTTGCTGTATAATACCTGTAGTATGCAAGGATTCAGTCTCTATGTCAATCTTTTTATATACCACCGCCTGCTTATTGTTCCCGCCCCCTCCCGCCTCCAAGGTGCAAGCAACCTCTTCCTGTGCTCCAATTTAGCGGCTGGCTGCGGACTGTCCGGGTTTGAAGGCTATGGTCGGTACGCCCTGACCCGCCTTGCCGCC